AAGTATCGACAGGCAGATTGATACAACCACCCGATCCTTTTCCAAAAGGCTAGATGAACTACAACGAGAAGAGGAAAGAATAAGAAACGAAAGCATCCATCGGAATGAGAGTAATGAGTTTACGAAGCGGATGGACCATGAAGTATCGACTATAAACGAACGAATAAAGATCATAGAGGCAACTCGTCCAACCGTTGGAGAACTACAGGCTATCGGAACTAGCACTACTCGTGAGCTTCTCGAGATAAAGGAGCGGATTAAATCTCTCGAGGAGAACTTAAGGAAGCTGGCTATCGTAACAGTCCCTGCTAAGTAGGAGAGAAAGGAGAAGACTATGTAATGCCACTATTCGGAACACCAAATTGGGCTATCGATCTAATCTTGTCTAATAACAACCTATGGAGAAAGATAATGGCACTTGATGCACAAGTACAGCGCCTTGTTGATGCAGTAGCAGCTAACACCAATGCGGTGAAGTCAGCGCAAGACGCACTAGCATTGGAAGCAAACCAAATCGCTGACCTCAAAGCTCAGATCGCTGCTATTCAACCCGGCCAAGCGATCGACGCAGAGGACCTTGCTGCTATTACCAAAGCCGCTGATGATCTGCAAGCTACCAATACGGCGCTGCAAGCAGCTGTTCCGCAGAATACTCCCGGGACTTAATGCTTCGGCAGAGCCACAAACCTACGCAACCCAGTGGCCTTATCAACACCTATTGCTTTGATAAGGCCACTGCCTTCCATAAGCTTAATCGCGTTGTAACAGCTATGGATAGGGAGCCGCTCTTTGGCGAAGTTCATAATCTGATGTTCTCCAAGACCTTTCTCTCCACCACCAACGAGTACGAAGTGGTAGATTTCGTCCATCGCCTTTGCATCCGCAAGCACACCGCCAGCTTTAAATATCTCCGGCATAAACGACTCGGCTTCGATTAGCCAAGACATTGCGCGGTTGAAGTCTTCCATTGTTAGGATAAGGCTATCGCCTTTATCGGCTGAGGATACCATTGAGAGTTTGAATAGATGGGTTAACCGTCTGGTGTTGTAATGAAGAAGCTTTGGATGCGTTGGAACTGGTAGCTGCCCTCCTAATCTCCAGGCGTTGATAGCGGCTTTGAACTCTTCTGTTACTACGAAGACGCCGTTGAGGGCATGGATTTTCGCTATATCAGACAGCATATCCTTGGGTATAGCACGGTCGAATGGGGCAAAGATATCTCCTATAATCCTTTCGTCAGAGAACACCATGATAACTCTGGAAGTGAGCCCTTGATCCCACGCACCTTCTGGCATGAACTTCATCAGGTTGGAGGGGGTAGTGCCACAGAGGATGTTAAGCTGTGGGTTCTTTATCTTGATCTTGATATCCTTCCCTCGACGGTGTTGGCCGTAAGGAACTACCACGTCGTAGAAGGTTGTAAGCCCGCCGATCAATTCGTCGTCGAACTTGTGCATAAAGGCTGATAGCTCATCGGCGTAGATAGATAAGGAATGGAAGTCGAACGGCTTCATCTCCGAGTCCATAATAGACCGCTTAGAGACAAGCATACAATCAACCAGCGCCGCCATTGTCATCGAGGTCGGCGCTATATGAAAGTCAGCTAGGTCGTTGACGAAGCTCCTAGCAGCCATAATAGTCCTCGTCTTCCCTACCCCCGGATGACCTACTAAGAAGACGTACAGGTTAGGGAAGAGCGGACCGTTAGTCCACACATGGACCTTCTGCTCTAAGACAGCGCTGATCGTCGCTATTGCCGCCCACCGGCGGAATATCGGCGCTGACTCCAAGCTAGCTTTATGCTCAATAAAACTCTCTATCCAAGATTGACATTTCCTTAGAGCGCTTCCGTTTGTCACCCGGGATATAGGTTTTAAGTCCGTCTGGATTTTCTTTAGCATCATACTTCCCCCAATTCCAACCTACCTTGCAGTCATAAGGGATTAGGAAATCCCGGTTATGATTTAGTTGGATTGGGTACTTTAACTGCTCGAGGATTTTCGGGATGATTTCATCTTCTCTCTCTTCTGGATACTGTACGAGTACAGCGTCATGTATCTGCATCAATAGTTCTGCATCACGGCAATGCCACACGTTAAGCAACCCATTATTAAGTATGTCCGCAAGGCTTCCTTGTGGGTCGTAGGCGATAGCCTCCCTAAGAGTTGAGTCGTCATCTCTCCTACCAAAAAACCACCGCTTGCGGCCCATAAGGTTAATGATGTTACCAGTAGATCGGAGTGTGAATTCAACATGTTGATGCCACCTTTTGTGTGCTGGAAAGGCTTTGAAGTATAGCGGCTGGAACTCTTCTATTACTCTAACGTCAACCTTAGCTTGACTTGAAAGTGTTCTCGCCCTACCACCGTAGTTAGAGCCGTGGCCAATCTTCTTGCACATGAAGCGTCGATCGTAATGTCTATAGAATGGCTGCTCTGCAAGGGATCGGTCTTTGTTAAGGTTACCCGTCCAAGAAAGAAGAGGCCAGCATAGTCTCGCAACTGTAGTGTGTAGGTCCCCTCCTTCACAGGCATCGAGGTACTTTGCATCTTGGAATAAATTCCATTCAATAGCTCCAACCACACGGCTCTCTCCTTGTTGTGCATCGACATAGGCCATCTTCATTCCTTTATCGGCGATAAATACAGAGCGTAGGATTTCTTCAATGTTCTGGAGATTTGTTCCAGTTCCGAACTCAGAAAAGGAAGAAGAGAATCGTCCAGTAGTTGTCCCTGCGATGTTGTAAGCAGTTCGCATTCTACCGTCAGGATCAATCTCGGTTTTGAGCATTGAGATTTTCTTGCCAAGTTCTCGCATTGCTTTGATATGCGTAACAATAGGTTTGGCAATAAGGTAGGACTCGAGCCGTTCAAGAGCCTCTCGGTTAACAGTTGGTCGCCCTTGTCGTTTAATAACTGGAATTGCAAGACGGTCATAGAAGAGCTCCCTTAGGTTGTCGTTGCTACGCCAGTTGAAGACCTCCATCCCAACGCCTTCAAGTACCAGCCGCTCGAGGTTTCTCTCCAACATATCTAGCTTCCGAAAGTAATGCTCGATAACTTCCGCCTTCCGAAACCGATCGATCTTCACCCCGCGCAATCTCATCTCTAAGGCCGGGCCCTGAAGCGATTTAGAAAATGCGTAGGTTTTTAAGGTATGACAGTCTAATTGAGGGAGAAGTACGTCTAGGACCTCCGAAGTGATACAGCAGTCCAAGCCGTTATAGACCCAGTCCCTCTCGGTTGGAGGGATGGATAAGGGGTCGAGTTTGTGGGTTTCGATGATCTTCATTAGTCGTCCCTCTTTATCGTCGCTACCCTTCTCATCTGCTTCCAATTCCCCTCGTCCGTATACACCGACCCGAGGTACCCTAATCCTTTCAGCGCCTCAGGTTGCAAAGCATGATGAAGAAGCATAGTGTCATGCTCTGCTCCATAGGTCTTTATCCCGGTGGCTCTCCAGATGAAGGCGATATCGTAGAGTCCGTTTTGGAAGACCTTACTAATCGACCTGTCCACCAGAATGTCCTTGACAAATTTCCAAGCTGCACGTTCACTGCTCGCATTTCCCCAGAAATTCTTACCCAATCTTCTTCCGTCCACGAAGGGAACAACGATTGCCACTCGGGGGTTGGGAGCAAACCCAATGCAGGTAATTTGGTTTCCAGCTGTTTCAATATCAACAGCAAGTCTTGCGCATCCTTCAATCTGAGTTCTTTTAAAGTCATAGAGGTCCTCTATCGTTGGTTGTATCCAGATGGTTCTCTCTAACCTTCTTACTTCTGGATAGGTTGCTTCTCTCTTGGCTTTGAAAAAGTCCATGATAACTGTTGGACGCAATTCCCACTGTCTGAGGACAGCCGCTGGGTGATAGGTGGGAAGCACCTTGTAGCCGCTGACGGTGTGGGTTGACCAAGCTGTGGTTCCACGTATCTTAGAAATCCCAGTTGTCCCAAGTAAAGCCCAAGTAGGAGTGTTCCCGAGAGCAATGATAACGTTTGGATTACATTCAACAATCTCATTGGCTAGCCTTTCTAGTTCGGGGATATACTGCGCCTGCACAAACTTACCTTTTCCAAGGCTTGGAAAACCTTTAATAGCTTCCGTCTTTGGCCCACAGAGACTCTCAATCTTGTTACCATCGGGACGGAAGTTAAAAACATTTGTAAGTAGGCAGTCTGCTCTTTGTATTCCAGCTTCATCCAACATTCTCGTGAGAAGATAGCCCGATGGACCGACGAACGGTGCCCTTTCGATTTCCTCTTTCTCACCCCATGCTTCTCCTATGATTGCGATTTGCATGTTCTTCCCTTGGTTAGAACGGCCCGGGGCGTCACTGCCATCCCTGACGCTGAACCCCGGGCCGCTAAGCTACGGTTGTTGGTGGTTACCGTAGCTTATTCTGCAACTGGCGCTGTCTTAGCAAGATTGGCGTAGAGCATCGTGCCATCTTCCGACGGTACCAGTTTGATAGCGGCCAGAACTTGTCTGTTCTGTGCCTCGCCGATGAGTTGGCGGATTTTCTTCTTCCCCTCTTCAATCCCGAGGTCGTTGATGAGGAAGTCTTTCAGCCGGTAGAGCGAGTCAGGGGTTAGATAGTAGGTGGCCCTGATACGCTTATCGGCCAACGGCTTGATCGAGCCATCAGCGGAAGTGAGCGAGGCCTTGAGGTCATCCTCATTCACGTCGTCGAGGGCTTGCATTGGTTTTAAAGAGAACTCAACAAACTCGGTTCCCTTCTTAGTAGTCTTATCCATCCTTGGTTGACCGTCTACGACGCAATGATACGTCCCTGCCGGTAGCGGCTTTGGGCGTTCAACGTCGGAAGCCGGTGTATCGAGAATGGAACCGAATGTAGCGTCAGTCATTTATATTCTCCGTATGAGTGGTTTGAGTGTGGGTTTATGGACGGCTGGCGAGGCCGATGGTGTATAGCCTTTAACCTCCTTTGGTTGTTCACGAAGAACTTTAAAGAACTCTGCTAAGCCGATTTCGATGGGGTAGGTAGGGAGCATCGCAAAGGGTTTAGGGTTCTTGAGGTCGATCATTGCTGTCGCTGTAGTCTGGATAGTTCTCTTTCCACCGGCTGATGTTTGACAAAGCGCCACACTGTTAAAGTAACGCGGTATCTGTGGAGAGAGTGCTGATCCAACGGCTGTGGGGTATCCTTTCTTTGTGCCATCAGGGTTATCAACATACCGAATATGTGAAATGACAATGACATTGGTCCGAAAGCTTTCTGAGGTTAGAAGGGCCAAGACGTTCTCGACAGCGTCTTGCGCATCTTTGTAGACCGCTCGCATATCATACTTCCCGCCTTTGGAGCTTTGCGCCGTGAGCGGTTCGCGGAAATCAAAGGCAGCATCAGCGAGAAAAGTGAGGGAGTCGATGACAAGAACACAATCCGGTCCCCATTCTGCTGGTACTCCAAGATCAGTGGTCGTTCCATCTTCATTCGTATACCTCCATCTATCAAGCATGTTTAAGGCTTGGACGAAGGCCCTGGGCTGTCCATCAATGATGGCGCCAATCGGACTAGCCTTACGCTTATCTCGTAGTGTTCGGAACTCAACGTTCTCGATCTTCTCAGGGCACTCCTTAAGGATAAACTGCTTGAGAGTCTCAAGCCCATTGTCCATATCGAGAATTCGTAGCTTAAAGCCTTCTCGAACCAAAGACGTGAGAGCGCCGGTCTTTCCACTGCCGGAGTCTCCTTCGATCAGGAGTTTAGTGTATTCATTCGATTGGTGGTGGTTTAGGGTTGGCATAGAAGACCTCTGTGTAGAAGGTTAGTATGTCCCCTGCCTTGACGTCAACGTTATCAGGGAGCATAACGGTCATGGTGGTGGAGCTACCTAGGGCGATTTTCATTAGGTTGTTCTCTCGATCGGTTACTCTATACTTACCTAACTGTAGGATAAGCCTCATCTCACCTTGAGGGGGTTCCATTTCTCACCTTTTACGAAGGAGGATTTAAGGAATTGCTCTCGGACGTGAGGGGACTTGGAGCAGATATCTCTAAACCGGCAACCACCGTACTTATCACAGGCGGTGTCATTCATCGGCCAGTAATTGGCCTCTGCATAACTTTCCGCAAGGTTGAACCAGTATTCGAGGTCCCTGGTGAATTCTTCAAGTTGCTCGGAAGTGCGCTGAGTAAAGCCACGTACAAACCTGCTGCTATCAGTGAGAACTTGAGCAGCGTCAATGATAACCCCTTTGACCGGCGACTCAAGGATGATCTGCGAGGCGAGGGTGTAGAGGGACATTTGGTTATTCGGCTCGAAGGAGTTGAAGTAATAAGCCGACGGGGTGGTGGTGGTGGTCTTTCTGTCCATGACGTAGAGTGAGTCCATATATTCGACGACTCGGTCAAGGTGACCACAGAGAATGTATGGCTGACCCGCAGGTGTGTTGAACTTGCCTTCCTTGTACGTAGCACTACGAGGACCCCAATCTAGATCGAACTGAAAGCTTAACTCTACTGCTGGTTTTCCGTCGGAGAGTATAACTGTCTTAGCGGCGTCATCCTTAAACTGATCGAGATACCATACGACTGTTCTAACCAAGGCCTCTCTTGTCTTAAGTTTTTCTCCACGAGTGCCATCATCGTCTGGAGGTTTATAATCAGCTGTTCGGATGAGCAATTCTCTAACTGTATTTCTAAGTGCATCTTCGTGTTCGTTGCCTGTAGCCCTTGAGCGGTCATAGTCTTCCAATGCCTTGTGATATTCGATGCCAAAACGGAGATGGATGCTCTCACCACGGCCTGTCCAGCCTTCGATCATGATGTACTGGTAGAGTCGTGGGCAGGTTTTGAGGTAGCCGATGGAGGTAGAGTCCCAAGCGTATTGGATGTTGGTGCCTTCGATAAATGGAGAATGTTCCTTGGTCATTGCGTCCATTACCAGCTTCTCCTCTTCATTGGCGCTGGCGGTGGCTCTTCTGCTTTCTTTGAGAGGCCTAAGGCAGCGAGGTCGATGGATTTCTTCGGCCCTTCTGCCTTCTTCGGCTTTATTCCCTTCTCGAGGAACCCACGCTGCTTGCGCATGTATTCGATGATATCGTCGATGTTCTTCGCCGACATTTCCGTCGGATCAATGTCCATTAGAACGTCAATTTCCTCGGTCATCTAACTGCTCCTTTCTCAGCCATTCTCTGATCTTATCCCTAACGACCTCACTCCACCCCCAACCATACCTTCTTTTTAAGATATGATAGTCTTTTTCGTAAAGGTTGATGGTGGTTCGAGCTAGAGGCTCGTCTGCTTTTTGCATAGGAATATCTCGTTCTCTTTTGGTGGTTGGAAGAGAATTATCTTCTCTAGCTCTTCGTCACCGAACTCTTGCCGAACTCGATAGAGGTTGTTGACGAACCAGCGCCGTTCGCCTTCGGTTACTTCGATGCCGATGCCGATTTCCTCTTCGACAGCGCGCTGCCATAGCATCATGAGGACTTCATCAGGGGGTTGGGCCATTAGAACTTCCTTCGCTTGAGGGTTTCTGTCACAACCACTTCATGCACCTGCATTGGCTCAGGGCGGTCTTCGCTGAGGGGTTCGACTTCAAAGTTCTCAGCGTTGCGCTGCTCGAGATAGAGATAGGTGTGGTTGTTGGAGGATTTGATCCGACAGACGAGCTTGTCGTAGTTCGACTGCCCATGCATCGGATGGCCCTCTTCATAGGCATCCTTGTTCTCTTCTCGGTCGATCTTTCTAGCTTGGTGAATTCTCGACCGCAGGTGGATGGCTGCCTCGACAGAAGGCATCCTGATCCTAGCGCCGACCTCATCAGAGACGGCCTTGTCTAGGATATCGTACTCCACCTGATACGATACTCTGTGGGTTGGGAGGCTCATTGCTACCATTCTATATCGAGGGAGTTAACCTCAAATAGCCTTTCCTTAGCTCTAGTGGTGATAACATAGCGCAGGTTAAGCTCTTGCTCTTCTTCTCCGATTAGCCAAGGGTCGAGATGGTAGACGCTATCCCACTCCATGCCCTTGGCTTTATGGCCAGTTAGGAGTTGGATTTTCCCCTTCTGAGAGAAGAGATGCTCTGCGTATGAGACAGCTTGGGTTAGGGTGGTACCAAAGGAGGCGAAGACGATCATACAGTCAGCAATGTCGCTGGCAGAGGTTGAACGCCTCTCCAGCTTCTCTGCTCTCCACTCTTGGATACGATCAACCAACGCCGCCCTTGGCATCTCTCCGTCCCCAAGCTTCTTCATAATCCCTACTATTTTAGGTCCAACGTCAGAACCAGCAACAGAAACGCTACGCTTAGCCCGAAGCAGATTAAGTGCCAGTTTAAAGAGCGGGGCGTTGTTTCGACAGATAATCGCTGCCAATGGCTTACCGTCTTCGTCCACACCTTCTGGAATGGTTCTTTGATCCAGCTTCTTAACCTTCTCAACATGCCCTCCTGGCTTTATCCACTTAAACTGCGGGACCCTCCATCTCGCCGCTTCGACGACCGCTTGCGGACAGCGGAACGAGACGGAGAGGTCCATTTCGACCATCGAGAACTTTTCCTTGAGCGATGCCATGCCACCTTGCATCGCCCCTCGGAAAGCATAAATTGATTGCCAAGGGTCCCCAACTGCCATAACACGGTGCTTAACGAGTTGATGTAGCATTGCGTGGTTAGTTGGGTTGAGGTCTTGCGTTTCGTCCACTTTGACAATTGGGTAATTAGGGTACGTGCCTCCGAAGAGCGCGGGCATGTAAATCTGATCGTTAAAGTCAATGTACCCTTTATAAGCTTGTTGGATTGAGGTAAATAAGGCCTCGTCCACGAGCTCCTTAACCAACTCATCGGGTTCTTCGTCGAGGGAGGCATGGAAGTCCTCTTGGGTTATGAGTCTTTTGGCGTGGGGGAATTTCCCTTCAGGAACGTATCCAAGCGCCTTGGCTCTAGCGACTGCATTAACAACGTCCCAGTAAGAGTCCCACATTGGTCCTTGCGCTGTCCTTGGAACCGATTGGATGAACTCCGCCAAGTTCTCTTGCGTTTTCTTTCTATTAAGCGTAAGCTTACTAGCGCATGCTTTAGCCCAAATGTTATGTCCGAGTGAATTGAATGTCCTAACGAGCGTCGAAGACGGGAATTTCTCTTTAGCCTCGTCAGCAACTCTTTTATTAAAGCAGAGGTAGAGTACTGGCTGAGCGCCGATGGCTTCTTGGATGATTTGGAGGGTGGTAGTTTTGCCAGTTCCTGCAAAAGCGTTGATAAGGATATTTTCATCGGTGAGGGAGACCTTTTCTAGAATGGAGATTTGCTCATCGGTTGGTGGAGGGAGGTCGGTCATGGCTGGCCCTCGCATTTATGATATGCAGCAATAGTAAGGTTTTTCATTTCATTCATTACACCAGCCCACATTAAGAATATTATGGCGAATATGATTAGGGGGATGAGGCGAGTCATTGCATACGTCCCATTGCGATAGAAGTGAGTTTCACTTGCATTTGACGAAAGAACTCGCTAACATTGAGCCATTGAAGGGCCTTTGAGCGATGGTCGTTGGCGTTGCAGAGATGCGCAAGCATAGCGGACTCTTCCTCACAGCGGATTATATGCTCCATTAGCCTAGCGTAACATTCACCTTCGGTTGGGACGGACATATTGGTTTCCTTGTTATGGGATCATTCCCATGTACCACATGAAGAAGTAACCGACGAGGAAGCCGATAGCGCAGCCGGAGATGATAAGGAACCAGTTCACCAGCTTCTCCTCTTCAACGGCTCGAGAGGCTTAGCCAAGCCAAGCTTTGCAAGAAGGTCACGACCGCTGGTACCTGAGCCTTTGCCTTTCGGCGCTGCGGAGACTTCGTAATGGTCTGGAAGGTCAGGGGGCATCAGTGATGGAAGGAGATGGATAACGAAGGGATGAACGCTGGCGGTTTGATCAACTAACAGCGCATCAACCTCTACCTTCCAGTAAGGATAGGCCCTATGCCCTGAGGTAGGGATGATCCACATATCCCCATCTTCTTCATTACCAATGTTGATAGCGATATCAAACGCAGGTTCACCCCTTACCTTATGCGCTATAAGAAACTGTTCCATCACCATGACCTCCGTTTGAGAGAAGGGGGAGAGGGAGGGACTGCGACTATGACTGTGCTAGGTTCCTCAGGTAGAGGGATTTCCGCTACCTCAGGAACGTGGATTTCAGTCGGGTAGATGACCTCTTTGAGTTCGAAGAGGACCTGTCGGAGTTTGCGCTTACGTTTGCGCATGCGGGGTCGGTTGGTCATGGGCATTGGGCCTTTGTTTTTGCGTAGTATCCGTTGCCGCAGCGAACGGTGTTTGGATCGCACTTTGGATCGCTACAGAAGCCGCATCCAGAGAGTAGGATCGCAAGTGTAAGTATGATCTGTATCATGTTTCCCTCCTGCTAACCTGGGTACAACAATTCTATGATCACGATCACGATTAGGATAATGAGCAGAATTGTCATGTTTCCTCCCGGCGTTTATCGGGCAAACGCGGCGGCCCGATTATCGTGTTTAGCCTCGGATCGTCTTTTGGCACGTACCCTATTTCATCCCGGCGTTTCTCTGGCGTGTCCGTTGCCCACGGCCCCGTGGTGGTGACGTCGCGTTGTTTATCGGGCGTGTGTTCAATCATTAGTGCCGTTGTTTAAGTTTCGCCCAGGTGTAAACCACGTCACTATCCAAGTGACGAAACCCCGATTGGCTGCATCTGGCGCATCTAAGAATTGCCACCGGCTTGTTGCCATGCCGGAAAAGTCGCCCATCATCATTGATGTACTTTCGTACTTCTCCGGTTTTTCGCCATTCATGTTGCTCGCACTCCGTCATTCCCGGCGTTTATCGGGCGCCCAAAAAATCCCCAGATCGCTCAACCGGCGCTCGACAGTCTTTAATTGTGAATAGATGCTGGCAACTGAATAGCCCGCATCACGCCTCATTAGGAATACCGAATTTATATGCCGATGCAGTTTCAATAGACGGCCTGTTGTCATGTCATTTACCCTCATGGCCGCTCCGGTGTTTATCGGGCGTTAGCGCCGCCAATGCTTTCAGCGCCCGAGCCGCCGCCTCGATTTGCTCTTGTGTT